AATTTCTGAGGATTTTGATCCAATTTATAAGTATGATAATAAGAACCTTTCACTGCTAATGTTCCCAAATTATTACTTTTTTCAATTGCTTGCAAATATTGTTTTCTATAAAGATAGATAGATAAACCCCTAATTGATTAAGATACGATAGGTACTAATGTCTGATTTCTAGTGGAAATTATTAGAACTTCTTTTACAATTTAATTAAGGACAGGTTAGTTTTCTAACCTGTCCTTTTTATATAGCGGAATCTTTAATTTAAAATATTATTATGAAAAAGAATTTTATAGAAATAGAAATACCTTTTGGAGCAAAAGATTCAGAGCTCTATCAGTTCACATATAAAATTCCAGATGGCTATTCTGCCGAAATCAAGGATGGCAAGGTTATCGTGAAGAAAAAGGAGAGCGAGGATGAGAGAATAAGAAAGAAGTGCATTGAACTCATAAGCCGTGTTATTCCGAACGGAGATTCTCATTCCGAAGAAAGCAAAGACATTGTAGATTGTCTTGCCTACCTCGAAAAGCAGAAAGGACAGAAGCGTTCATTAAACTTTGATGCCATCTCTTCGTGGCTGATAGACCACGCAAGTAAGTATGTTAATGGAGAGTTCAACGAGTTTCATCACTGTGTTGAGTATGACGGAACCATTGATGTGGAAAGGCTTATTGCTGATTTGAAAGTTGCGGTTGATGATGGTACTTTTGATGAGCAGAAAGAGCAGAAGCCCAATATCGAGCTTATCCAGCGCTCTTGGTATATGGAAGGCTACCACGACAGGGAATTTGGCCGAGAGCCAAAATGGATAATCAAGACCGGAGAAGGTGGTCCGAAGTACGAGAAGAACGAAAAGTATGGACAGCTGCTTGAGCAGAAGCCCGCAGAGTGGAGCGAAGAAGATAAGAAACACTTTGCCGGCTGTATTGCGTTTTTCTATGGCATCTCCGAAGAGTCTCCATATTATAAAGACTATAAATGGCTCAAGTCAATTGGGCGTCGGTTATGCTGGAAGCCCAGCAGGGAACAGATGGAATCCTTGTACAATGCTGTCGTTCGTTGCAAAGCATGTTCCAATACGGTTCATCTTCCAGAATTATATGAAGACTTAAAGACACTATAAACCACATAGGGTGCGGAAAGGTAAGATAAATTAAACGTTCGGCACCAGCGACGACTGGCAGCTAAGTACGCGCCCTTTTTAAATTTTTAATATGAGCAAATATATTGATGCAGACAAACTGACAAAAGCCATCGAAGAAAAAGGGCTTGACTGCTCCTTTGCCTTGAAGATGGAACGACTTGATACTCTCGCTCTTATTGACGAACTCCAGCAGGAGCGGCCGGAACTGAGCAATGAGTTTGAAATTGCAATAAATCGCCGGCTTAATCTTATTAACGGAGAAAATCTAACCGCAACGGAACTCCTTGAAGAAACTAAAGGAATGGCCGCAGAACTCCTCGACTTGGCCCGCAAGGTAATAGAGAAGGAGCAGCCGGAGGTGGATTTGGAGAAATTCACCGAAAAGGTAAAGACTTTCCAGGCAAGATATAAGCACCCCGAAAATATATCAGTAAAAGGCGCTATGGCGTTTATGGCAAGAATGTTCTATCAGTATCCTAATGTGGCAAGACAATGGTATGAAAGTCTACCAAAAGTAACACAAGACTAATATAATACCGAAAGAAAAGCGACTTTATTGAAAGACATCTGTGCAAGGTTACCTTATAATATTATTTGCTGCAATAAAGAACTAAATATTTATCGAAAACTTTGCTCAATAATAAAATTGAATAGATTATGATTTATCTTTTAATTTTCTATATCACATTTAGCGAATTCTTTATGCTCGGATATGTACATCTAGATGGAAATGAGAGTTGGTGGGTAAAGATTTTAGGTTCGTTGCTTTTAGTAGTAACAGCACCAATCATGTTTCCATATAATTTAGGTAGATTCATTTATGATAATCAAAATTATTGAAATATGACTAGTGAAGAGCTTAAACAATTAACATCTAAATATAATTCTGATAGAAAGAATTATAATTTTCCTACAACTCCCTGTTCTGAAGAAAGTATAAAATCAATGTTTGATAATTGGCCAGAACTAAATAATTATACTGGAGAAGAATTAATTTATAAATTAGCTTGTATTAATTATCATTTAGCGTTTGATTAAAGTAAATGACACTTACAGAACTAAATAAAATACCAATCTATTTTAAGATTCCAATGACAACTCACTATAGTGGAGATTTAGCGGAATTTGATGAAATGGTAACACATATAGTAGAAGGTAAAGAATTCTGTGAAATAGATAAATTTGGAGATAAATGCTGTTGTTGGTATGTCTCTACCATATTTGGAACATCTAACGATAAAGAATGGCTATTAAGGGAGATTGCTGAACTTGGGTATGTACCAGATATTATGGATTTTAGGAAGGGTTTATTTAAAAAGATAGAGCTAATAGACAATGAGGGATAGCAAAACAGTCGAAGTTCCTATTAATACTTCAAAATTTAAATGGAAAATTTTCAAGGAAGAAGAAGCAAGGAAACTTAATATTCAGCTTCTCAAACTTGACGAAGATAAAGCAATGCTTCTAATAGATTTAGCATATATACCTCATGGAATGTGTATTGCTGACTATCTTGATTGGATTCAAGATACAGGCGTTGCTTTAAATTTAACAGAGCCAAAGAGCCATCAGTGACTATTAAATTCAGGTTTTAGCCATTAGTTAGTAGCACGGCTCACCACTCTTACTTTGCCTCTGCCCCTACATTTAAGTAGTATGTTAAGATAAACAATAAATTTAAATAAATATGATGTACTCAATAGATGAAATAGGATTAATTCCTGAGGTTGTTTCTGAAGTGAAACACCGAGGGGATGTAGATCCTTTTGTAAAATCTCCTTTTGGAGGAGAGAAATTGCCTATCTTTGTATCTCCTATGACTTGCATTATAGATGCAGAGAATATTTGTACTTTTTCAAGGAGCAAAGTAGAGCCTATTATGCCAGTAAGACAGGGTTGGGAAAGATTAAGACTTCCTAATGGTGCTTTCTGGGAAGGGTGGACTGCTATGACTCTTGAAGAATTTAAAGCTACATTTAATGCAGCTAAAGCAGAGAAAGATAAGAAGCATTATATTCTTATTGATGTAGCAAACGGTCATATGAAGGAACTCTTCTCTTTAGTTAAAGATGCTAAGCAAGAATATGGTAATAATCTTATAGTGATGATTGGTAATATTGCCAATCCAGAAACTTACAAAGATTGTTGTGAAGCAAATGTTGACTATGTAAGAGTTGGTATTGGTGGAGGTTCTGGCTGTACCACATCTGTTCAGACAGGTATTCACACAAGTATGCCTTATATATTAGAAGGTATTACGAACATAAAAAGGCAGTCATATAAAATACCAACAAGTGAAGAAGACCATCGTCCAAAGTTTTGCCCATTTGAATATTATATGAAGTATCACAGCGGAACAGTTACCAAGATAGTTGCAGATGGTGGAGTGACCAATGTAAGTAGGGCAATTAAGTGTCTTGCTCTTGTGGCTGACTATGTGATGATGGGAAGAATGTTTGCTCAGTGTGAAGAGGCTTGTGGTGAATTAAGACCCCCCTATCCTGATATGCTAGTCAGGGAGAGGAGATACTATGGACAATCTTCAGAGAAGGGGCAACTAGATAGGTTTGGTAAGGTAAAATCAAACCCTGAGGGTACTGACTATTGGATTCCTATCACTACAAATTTAGTCGAGTTTACGACTCATTTTGAAGCAGCACTTAGGTCAGCAATGTCTTATTGTAATGCTAACACACTTGATGACTTTATAGGGAAGGTCAAGTATGAATATATGTCCCCTATGGAATTTAATGCATTTAACAAATGAAAACTGGTGTAATCAGCATGGGAGTTAAACTCCCCTTAATTAGAAAAGGAGATAATCTAAAGGACATCATCCTTAACTCCCTTGATATGGATTCCATATCAGACAATGATATAATTGGCATTACAGAGTCTGTAGTAGCAAGGTCTCAGGGTAACTATGTTACTGTGTATGAGCTTGCTGACGAGATTAAAAGAGTTATGGGTAATCCCGATGTAATCACTGTAACTAATTGTATTTATTCTCGTAACAGGTTTGTGCCTATCCTCAAAGCAATTGCTCTTGCAGCAGGCAAGAGAGTAAGGGTTTATATGCCAAGATATGATGAAGTAGGTAATATGGTAGATAACCATCCCTTTACACATATTAATTACAGGATTCTTTATAAAGATATTGTCGAAAGTGTAGCAAAAGAGGCTGTAATATTGCCTTGGGAATATAACCTTGATAGTAATGATGGGGATACTATCTATTGCGGTCTTCATAACTACAATGATATAAAGAGAGGTTTTCCTAACTTATTTACACTTGATATGTTCTTTGCAAACAAGATGCCTGATTATACAGATAAAAGTCTAATGGAGTCAAGTCCTATTGAGATTAAACTTAAGGCCGTTCTTGATGAGGGCAATGATGATGACACTGTAAAGATGCTCATTATGACTAAGGCTTCTCAGCGTAATGGAGATATGGGCACTACTCCTCGTAAGTATAGAGACTTGCTTGCATCATTAATGGATTTAACATCCGGCAGTGGAGATAAAGGTACGCCTGTAGTCCTTATTAAGAACTACTTTACCAACTACACAACAAATTTAGATTAAACTCATAACTATGGCTGGCATTGATAAAATGTATCTTAGTGACTTTGATACTCTTGCAGAATTCAAGCGTTGGATATCTGCATATTATCCTAAGTTATATAGTTATATGTATGATTGGGCTTTCAATGTAACTAAAAAGGAGTTTGAAGAGAACCAACTTGAAATTGCAAAGAAAGCACAAAAAGCATATAAGAATGATTGGGAGAGAGTTTCTTCTGATGGTACTATCAATTGTGCAGTAGCATATATTATGAGAGAGTGGGATGGTTGGGATGAAGCAGATGCTACTGAAGAAGCAAGACGTATTAAGCGGCATGCTGAAATGACTCTTGATGAACTAAAAGAGGAGACTACTTTCCCTATATTGAATACTCCGCTTAGTGTAGACAGAAAACTTAAATGGATTTGTCCATTACCTTGTGTAAGGTTATACCTACAAACCCATTGTGGAGTAAAGGAACACTGGTGGTATAAACTATTTTGGAGAGGAAAAAAGGAATTTCATTACTATTTCTGATATGATTGCTTTTCTCCTTATTTTATTGTCTGTTCTTATTGTCTTGTACATCATATTTAATCCTGTGTTTGATTGTGTACCATTGTATCATGGTGAACTATGGTACATAGTGTGGTACAATAAGTACACAATTAGACACTGGAGGATTACAAAGACAAGAGAGTGGGCACAACTATTTTATATTGACAAATGACACGAGAAGAATTAAGAGATGCTGCTCTTAACATACATAAGACTAACATTGCTATTCAAGCCGCTACTGGCATTGGTAAGTCAAAGATAGCTCTTGATTTATGTAGGCAGTGTGCTGAAAAGGAAGGTCGTGACCTTAAGGTTTTGCTGGTTATTGCAGAAGTTGCTCATTATAAAAATTGGGAGGAAGAGATTACTAAGTGGTCTTATACTGCTCCTATATTTATAATATGCTATGCTTCTTTAAAGAAGTATAGAGATACAAGCTGGGATGTTGTGATTTTTGATGAAGCACACCATCTTGGCTCTACTCTGCGACTTGATGTATTTGACACTATAAGAGCAAAGTACAGAATCTTTCTGTCAGCAACTCTTAAGGACTCACTATTGTATAGGCTGGAAGAGTCTTGTGGTCCCATCTCAAACTTAAAGGTGGGACTTCAAGATGCTTTTAGTGCTAATATTCTACCAGAACCAAAGATTAAATTAATCTCCCTAACTCTTGATAATACAGTTGCTAGTGAAATTATTATTGAGGAGTGGGGTAAGAAAGACAAGAGGTTAACTGCAAAATGTACTTATGCTGAAAGGTGGAAATATATGAGGCAAAAAGGCCAAGTTCCTAATGGAACTTTGATTATTAGTTGTACACAAAAGCAAAAGTATGATTATCTCTGTGAGCAATTTGAGTATTACAAGAAGAGATATATGTGCTCTCGCAATGAAGCAATCAAGAATAAGTGGCTTCAGTGTGGTGCAAAACGAAAAGTTTATCTTGGATTAATTAAAACACAAGTAGCTCAACAGTTGCTCAAGAAAGTAAAGAATAAAAGACTTATTTGTTTTTGTACTAATATTGAGCAGGCGGAAGCTCTTGGAGGAGCAAATGCAATTCATTCAAAGAAGAAGAATCCTACAGAGATTATTGATAAATTCAATAAAAAAGAAATTAACAGCCTTTTTGCTGTAGGTATGCTTCAGGAAGGAGTGAATCTTAATGACATTCAAGTTGGAATTATAGTCCAACTTGATGGAGAAGAGAGAGCATTTATCCAGAAGTTCGGTAGAGCACTTAGGGCCGAATCTCCTGTGCAATATATTATATATTATAAAGGTACAAGAGATGAGGAATATTTGCAGAAAGCTTTAGAAAACATAGACAGTAACTACATTGAAGAAAGTAAGATATGAAATATATAGATCACTTCAATGGAAATTACACTTATATGAGAATTCTGAAGTATTTCATTATGAAATCTGACAGAGTTATTATGGAAGATGGTAGTTCTCATATTGAAGACATTTCTGAGTTAGCCACTTGGCTTGAAAATAGTTCTGATGTTGATAATGCCAGTGAAAGCTGGTTAACTGATGTAAGATGAGTCTAAGTAAAAGAGTACTAGAGTCTTTAGAGAAAAGGAGACAGAATATTCTCAGTGGTAACATTAATTGTATTCCGTCTCCTTTTAGAAGATTCTCAGATGATTTTCCTGGTATTGAACAGGGTAAATATTATTTAATTAGTGCTGCAACTAAAGTTGGTAAGACTCAATTAGCAAGTTTTTTATTCTTGTATAACTCTGTCTTATATGCATATAATCATCCTGATAAGGTTGCATTAAGAATTTTATATTATCCACTAGAGGAAACTCAGGAGGCAATAACTCTCAGATTTATGAGTTATTTGCTTTATACAATCAGTAAAGGAGAAATCAGAAAGTCTCCAGTTGATTTAAAGTCTGTAAAAGAAGACAGTCCTATTAGTGAAGAAATACTACAACTCTTTGAGACAGAGCCTTATAAGAGTATTTTACAGTTCTTTGAAGAACATGTAACTTTTGTGCCAGATAGAAATCCTTATGGTATTTTCAGGCAGGCACAACTGTATGCTGAAAATAATGGAAAGACCTATACTAAAACTCTTGAGATTAAAGATAATAAAACTGGAGAAATAATTGATACCAAAGAGGTATTTGATTATTATGTACCAGATAATCCTAAAGAGTATGTAATGATAATGGTTGACCATATTAGCTTAATATCTACTGAAGGTAGAATGGACTTAAGAGAGTCTATAAATAAACTTTCAGATAACATGATTCAACTAAGAAATAGGTATAATTATATACCAGTTATTATTCAGCAACAAGGTCAAGAAACAACTAATCTTGAAGCATTTAAAGCAAATAAAATTAGGCCAACTATTTCTGGATTAAGTGATAGCAAATATACTGCAAAGGATTGTAATATAATGCTCGGCTTAACAAGTCCCTATATGCACGAACTTCCTGAATATCTTGGTTACGATATTAAGAAGTTAAGAAATAATGTAAGATTTCTAGAAGTAGTAATTAATAGAGATGGTCAAAGCAATGGTATGGTAGGATTATATTTTGATGGCTCTTGTAATTTTTATGCAGAATTGCCATTGCCTAATGATGCTCAAGGACTTGAATCTGTCTATGCACTAATAGAAAGAAATAAAAAGCAAAAGGAGAATAAGATTTTCTTTAGATATGTGATTAACAAATTTAAACAGATTAAGACTTATGGCAAATGTCGTAATGCTTCTTGGTAAGAGTGGTACTGGCAAGTCCACTAGTATCAAAACACTTAATCCTGATGAGACTGTAATTGTCAATGTGCTGGGCAAGAAACTTCCCTTTAAGGGAAGTAGTAGTCTTTACAGTGTTGATAAGAAGAATCTCTTCAGGATTGAAGATTATCAGCAAATGATTAGTCTTCTGAGTGCTTGTGACAAGCAGCCCAACATTAAGAACATCGTCTTGGATGATTGTATTTACATCATGCGTAAGGAGTTCTTTAAGAGGGCTAAGGAGACTGGTTACGGCAAGTTTACTGAACTTGCTCAGCATTTCCAGCAGATTATATCTACCTGTGAACAGATGCGGGAAGATATAAATGTATTTCTCATTCTGCATAGTGAAGATATACAGAGTGATAAGATAACTACTGGCTACAAGGTTTCTACTGTAGGTACTATGTTGGATAATCAGTATAATCCGATTGAAGTAGTTCCTATGGTGCTTTATTCTGCCATTAAGTTTGATGAGAAAGGAAAGCCCTCCTATGGCTTCTATACTCATGCAACTATGGAGGGAAGTGTACAGATTCCTGCTAAGACTCCAGACGAGATGTTCTCTGAGGATTTTATCCCTAATGACTTAGGAAGAGTAGTTAAAGCAATGAACGAGTATTATGGTTAACAGAGAAGAATGCGTTGAGACTATAAACAAGTTCATTGAAACAAAAAACATTGAATTAATAGTAACGCTGTTTGAGTATTTATGTGAACTCAGAGATGTAACTAATAGGGAACAAATTGAAGCAATAACTAAAAATCCATTTTTAATTAGTGAACTGGTTCCAAATGTATTAGAAGCAATCCAGAGAGAATTTAAAATTAACGGTATTACTAAAAACAACATTCTTATTACAGTTTTTTAACAATTATGGTATTAAACAGATTTCAGATGGCTGCGGTGAAGCGTACTGCTCAGAACACCAAGAAATTGGTGGCGCAGCGAGAGAAAGTGAATGCTCGGATGCGTGAGCTTGCAGCTGAGCTGATTAGCATCAATAATCAGATTGATGCTTGGGAGACTCCCATTAAAGTCATGACTGGAGGTTGGACCTCTGAGCAGTGCCTTGCTCATAATGGTGAACTTCCTGATGAAGTGAAGAACGAAGCACCTGCTGAGGTTGCAAGTGTTCAGACTGTAGAAAATGAACCCTTTTAATTAATTGCAGAATGACAAATTTTTCTTTTATGGCATTCTCTACTGGTAAAGTAACTACCGAAGGTGGAGAGTTTAAGCGTTATATTGGTGTTGCTCCTGTGTTTGTAGTAGGTACTAATCCCACTAAGGCTGAGCTGGAAAGCATCTATAACAATACTGTAGATAAGGAGCCCGAGTATACTGGTAACCAGAATGTTAATGGCAAGGATGTGCCTTATGCTCGTATTGACTTTATTGTCAAGACTGACGCTGAGAAGTGTGGGGGTATTGACTTTACCAGCAAAGTAAGTTATTTTGTTCGTAAAGAATATCGCTTCAACAAAGATATGTCTAAGGTGCAGGTTATTGACAAATATGGTCGTACTGCTTGGGTAACCAAGGAGCAGGCTAATGCTCATGAAATTCCTCAGTATGCTAATGGTCCTGCTAACCTTGATAAGGACTATCGTCCCGCCTATGTTGGTGAGGAAGACCTGACCAACTTTATCAAGACTTACCTGAATATCCCCAGTGTTCAGAAGTATGTCGACGGCAAGTGGATACTTGTTGACAATCCCGCAGAGTGCGAAGCTCGTCTGGATGGTATTGAGAAATTCTTCGCTGGTGACTTCAAGGAGCTTAAAGAAATTATGTCCTATCAGCCTAACAATAAGGTTAAGGTGTTGTTTGGTGTGCGTACAGCTGATGATGGTAAGCAGTATCAGACTGCTTACACTCAGATGATTCTGCGTAATGGTGTGACTGATTTCAGCAAGCTTGATAAAGACCTGCAGGAACGCAAGACTGCTGGAGCCTATCCTACTACTGAGTTTGAGGCTGTGGCACTTCATGAGTATAATGTAAATG